TTTCTAGCTTGTCTAGCAGCTTCATATTCTGTTACTTTAGTTGGATCATCTTTTAATTGGTTTTCTATAGAAGATAATGAATTAAATCTAGCATCAGCGTTTTTTAAATTGGCAGTGGCTGTTCTTAATAGTGGAGTAATACCATCAATTTCTTTTTGAGCTTCATTCTTTACTGTTGCCCAATCTTGTGCTGTTTGTTGATTTGCCATATCAATGATCCTATTATATATTTAGCTAAATAAAAATAGCACTTTTTTACCCAACTTATATACTAATTGTTGTGCCCTCCGCAACATATATGTTATAATATTTCAAAATAAAGGATTCTATGAGTACCACAAAAAAACCTGTGAATTACCTTAATAACAAAGATATACTAAAAGAAATACACGAAAGCAAAAATAGTTATTGTTATTATACAAAACAAGAATATCATCATTATGATTTGATTGTTGACATGCCGCAAGATTCGCTAGAAAATTGTTTCAAATATACAAATAAACGTGATACAATTAAACAAGCAAAAGAAAATAGAGCAGCAAGATTATCAGTTGAGACTGGTACAAAGATTGAACCAAAATCTATCCCAACAACTGATTTAGTATTTCGTATTATGACTTGGGAACATATCCCGCTTAGTCCAAAACTACAAAAGAAAACAACTAAAAAGAAAACAGCAATTGATATCATGGAGTTTGAAGATATTGATGAAGAAATTTTCGTTGATTTAGAAGACCCAACTACAGCAGGAGAAGTTGATGACATGGTACATGTTAAAGTAAACTTCCCACCATTCCAACATTACAAAATAGATAACGAAGGTAGTTACTATTGTGTGGGCAAAAGTCATTGGGTAGGTGGCATAAAACGTGGTCATTTTAGCAAAGATCATGGTAATCTTACCGATAAACTGGCACGTATGTATATTATGTTATGTGAAAAATACGCAATGAAGTTCAATTGGCGTGGATATACATACAATGATGAAATGCGTAACTCAGCTATATTACAATTGACTTATGTTGGGTTGCGATTCAACGAAGCAAAATCACAAAACCCATTCGCATATTATACAGCAGCAATTACTAATAGTTTTTGCCGTGTATTGAATACAGAAAAACGTAATCAAAATATACGTGATGATATTTTAGAAATGAATGGATTAGCACCCTCTTGGTCTAGACAAACCACATCAATTACACGTTACGAAGAATAAAGTTTCCAACCTTTAACTGATTGAAACTTTTTATTCTTTTTTATCATTTGGCAAACATGACCACGATTAAGATTGTAAGTTTTTACAAATTCATCTTGTGTCATGCTTACTATTATAGTAGATGATGAATTGATGAATTTGTGAGTTATATATTGACTTGGCGTCGGTTTACCATGCATTTTCCAGCTACCGCATGTTTTCTTAAGACCACTAATCATTGCTCCTACATTTCCTTGATTAAAACCAAACTTAGTTCTAAAATCATACTGGGTCATCTCAATCACTTCTCCTGACATGATATTTTCAAACTTATATATTCTCTTATTGTAGTTTGCGTTTTCAACCCCCTTTTTAGACCAATTATGTTTATTTTCTAAGATTTGTTTTGCAACTGATTTTTTACCTAGTCTAATTCTTTCTTGAGTACTTAGTTTGTTGCCTCCACCGCCGCCTGACTCAGGGATACGATTGGCCCAAATCTTATTTCCAAAATCATCTTGGGCCGAAACTACATTCCATAATAAACTATAATATCTACCCCAATAATTTCTTTCATTTATATTAACAGTAGATAGTAGTATGATTGTATCTACATTATAACCAAACAGTTTAATGTGTTTTTCCCAATCAACACCTGAACCTTTATATGAGTGAGGATTTTGTTTAGTCTGGCCTAAGTACCGTAAGCCGGTAATATTATGTACCTTTACATAGAGATAATAAATAGTCATGCTGATTGCTCCTTGTAAGCATTAGAGTAGTTGGGAATTCCACTTCCGTGAACTACACTATTATTTATCACAACAGGGTAAATTACTTCTTTACTTTACCTACACAAACATTTATAATAGTGAATGGCAAATTTATTTAAAAAAGCAGCATTTTTTACCGATGTGCACTATGGTTTAAAGAGTAACAGTCTACAACATAATCAAGATTGTGATAATTTTGTAGACTGGTTTATTCAAAAAGCTAAAAAAGAAAACTGTGAAACCTGTTTCTTTTTGGGCGATTATAACCATCATCGTGCTAGTATCAACATACAAACATTACAGTTTGGATTACGTGGATTAGAAAAACTTAGTCAAAACTTTGACATGGTTTATTTTATTCCAGGCAATCATGACCTGTATTATCGTGACCGTCGTGATATACATAGTGTTGAATGGGCAAAACATTTACCAAATGTAAAAATTATCAATGATTTTTTCAAACAAGATGATGTAGTCATACTGCCTTGGTTGGTACAAGATGATTACAAAAAAGTTATGAAAATGTCAAGCAAATATTTGTTTGGTCATTTAGAACTACCGCATTTTTATATGAATGCTATGGTAGAAATGCCCGATCATGGTGAAATCAATGAAAATCACTTAAAAGGATTTGAGTATGCTTTTAGTGGTCATTTTCATAAACGACAAGCACGTAAAAATATTTGGTATATAGGAAATGCTTTTCCACATAATTATGCTGATGCTGGTGACGATGCTCGTGGCATGATGATACTAGAGTGGGGCAATGACCCAACTTTTCATAGTTGGCCACGACAACCAGTTTATCGTGTACATAAACTTAGTGATATCTTGGAAAACCCAGAGGGCTTGCTATTGATTGATAGTCATGTTAGGGTACACTTGGATATTGACATTAGTTATGAGGAAGCAAACTTCTTGCGTGAAACATTTATTCCAGAATACAAACTACGTGAAATGACATTAATTCCTATGAAACTTGAAAATATAGAACAAGGTAATTTTGAAGGTCTTAAGTTTGAAAGTGTTGACCAAATCATTGTAGATCAAATCAATGCTATTGAAAGTAAAGGCTTTGACAAAAAATTATTGTTGGACATTTATAACACACTATGATTTCACTGAAAAATATTACATTGCGTAACTTCCTTAGTATTGGACAAGTTACACAAGCAGTTAACTTTGATAGAAAAGAGCTTACACTTATTCTTGGTGAAAACTTAGACTTGGGTGGTGATGGCGCACGTAACGGTACAGGCAAGTGCGTTGGCATAAATACTATAGTTAGAGTAAGAAATACTATCACAGGTGAGATATACTCAATGACTATAGGAGAATTATATGAAGCAGCCAAAATTGACACTGACTCAAATAATAGATAAAACATTGATAGAAATTATTAAAAACATAGAACCTAACCTGATGGCATCAATTAGAGAAAAACTATTATGTCAACCTGACATAACTAGTGTTAAAAAATGTGAAGCTATTGTTAGACAAACTATGCTAACTTTACCTGGAGTAGGTAAGGGAGGAAAAAAATATTGGCTTAGTAGGGGTTGGGACGAACTGTCAGCAGAAATAAAAGCTAAAATGTATATGAAGGACATTGATAGTAAAACGGTAAGAAAAAGTACTTACTCTATTAATTTTTGGACGGACAGAATTAATCCCAAAACAGGCAAAAAATATACATTAATTGAGGCTGAGTTTGAAAGAAATTCTAGAAGACCTATAAGAAAAGAATACTGGATAAATAAAGGTTATGATAATGAAACCGCCTTATTGTTTGCACAAAATCAAAAAACCTTTAATAATAGTAAGGGAGCGAACTCATCAAAAAACAGAAACATTGAACGTATCAGAGCACATAGTCACCGCACTACAGAATATTGGACCTTAAGAGGATATTCCAAAGAAGAAGCGAAAAACAAAGTCGCAGAAGCCCAAACTTTATTTTCACAAAAGAAATGTATTGAAAAATACGGAGAAGAAAAAGGATTACAAATTTGGAGTGAACGCCAAATTAAATGGTTGTCTTCCCTAAAAAAATCTGGGTTACATGGTGGATTTTCAAAAATATCACTTGAGTTGTTTGAATCCATATCATACAATATCCCAAATATAAAATTTGGTTATGATGAGGTTATATTAAAAATAAACAATATGTCATACTCTATAGATTGTATTGATATTGTACATAAAAAAATTATAGAATTTTATGGTGACTATTGGCATGCTAACCCTAAGAAATTTAAGGCTACCGATATCATAAAAAAAACAACCGCACAAAAAATATGGGATCATGACAATCAAAAAATTAAGGCACTTAATGACAATGGGTATGCTGTATTAATAATTTGGGAATCAGAATACAAAAAAGACAAACAAGGAATAATAAACAAATGCAAAAACTTTCTGAATCAGTAAAAAGAAAATTCATAGAAAGTCTAGATTTAAATAATTTAGAAATAGAGACTGACACTGGTTGGGCGCCAATTTCTAAAATACACAAAACAATACCTTATACTGTTTGGGCCATAGAAACAGAAACTGGAAAACATCTAGAATGTGCTGATGATCATATTGTTTTCACTGATAATACTACGGAAATATTTGTAAAAAATTTAATTCCTCATAAATCACTCATATTAACTTCATCAGGAATTGAAAGAGTGCATAAAATAACTTCTTCGTCCAGAGAAGAAAACATGTATGATATTACCGTTGATTCGCCTGACCATAGATATTACACAAATGAAATTCTTTCACATAACACAACTTTAATACAAGGATTGTGTTACGCACTATTTGGTGTACCAATAAATAATATTCGTAAGGACAATCTTGTTAATCGTACCAATGGCAAGGGTATGCTAGTCACATTAGATTTCAATGTGAATGGTACTGATTATAAGATTGAGCGTGGACGTAAACCAAACTTATTGAAATTTTATGTTAACAACACACTACAGAAAACGCAGGATGATGCGCAGGGCGAGAATAAGGAAACACAAGCCTTTATTGAACGCACTGTTTCTATGTCACCTGATATGTTTAGGCATATTGTCGCACTTAATACTTACAGCGAGCCTTTTCTAGCACTAAAAACAAATGACCAACGTGCTATTATTGAACAATTACTTGGTATTACATTACTGTCAGAAAAAGCTGAAACAGTAAAGGATTTGTTACGTCAAAGCAAAGATGATATTCAACAAGAAGAATTTCGTATCAAGGCTGTTGAAGAAGCAAACAAACGTGTTAAAGAACAAATTGAAAGTACCAAACGTAGACAAAAACTTTGGACAACAAAACATAACGAAGATTTAGAAAATCTAGCTATTCAATATACTAGATTAAATCAAATAGATATTGAAATAGAATTGCAGGCACACAAAGATTTAGCCACATATAATCAACAAGTTTTGTTAAAAACCTCATATGATAGTAAGATTGAAAGTCTTAAAAAAGATATTAGTAAAGAAGATAAAAATTACAAAAAACTAGAAACTGAGGTTGCTACATTAAAAGATCATAAGTGTTATGCTTGTGGACATGAATTACATGATAAACAGCATACCAGTGTACTAGAAAGTAAGTATAATTCATTGGTAGAGAGTAAAAATTTACTTGATGATTATAAGTTTCAACTAGATGAACTAACAAAAGTTCCAGTTACCGTGATTGATAAACCAGTCACACATTATCAAACTGAGACTGAAGCTATTAAACATAGCAGTCAAATTGAAACAATTATTAAACAGATTGAAGATAAAAGTAATGAAACTGATCCATATCAAGAACAAATCAATGAAATGGAAAGTCAAGCATTACAAGAAATTAGTTTTGACAAAATCAATCAAATTACTAAAGTTATGGAACATCAAAAGTTTTTGCTTGATTTATTAACAAGTAAAGATAGTTATGTTCGTAAAAAAATAATTGATCAGAACTTAAGTTATTTAAATTCAAGATTGACACATTACTTAGATAAAATTGGATTACCTCATCAAGTTGTTTTTAAGAACGATTTACAAGTTGAAATTACAGAATTGGGTCGTGAGCTTGATTTTGATAATTTATCGAGGGGTGAGCGTAATAGATTAATATTAGGACTAAGTTTTGCTTTCCGTGATGTTTGGGAGAATTTATATGCCCCAGTTAATACATTGTTTATTGATGAATTAATTGATAGCGGTTTAGACACAATGGGTGTAGAAAATGCTATTGCTATATTAAAAGACATGAGTAGACGGCGCCATAAGAGTATTTGGTTAGTTAGTCATCGTGAAGAATTAGCGGGGCGTGTTCCAAACGTGTTGAAGGTAGTAAAGGAGCACGGTTTTACCAGTTACAATACAAGCGTTGATGTTGAGTAATTTATTGGTAAACTGTACAATAGATATATAATTATATGCCTAGTCCACAAAAACAAAAAGGTAGTAGTTTTGAACGTGAAGTAGCAACATTCTTAACTAAAACCTATAATGAAAGTTTTATTCGTGCTCCAGGAAGTGGTGCGTATGTGGGCGGTAAGAATCAATCTCGTAAAGAAGTATTACATGAGGGACAGATTCGTTCATTTAAAGGGGACATTGTACCTGGACAAAGTTTCCCCCATTTCAACGCAGAGTGTAAAAGTTATAAAGACTTTCCGTTTCACTTAGTAGTTTCAGGATACTGTAAAGTATTAAATACTTGGCTTGACCAGTTATTAACTGTTGCTGAACCTAACGATTGTAGTATTCTTTTTATGAAGTTTAATCGTAAAGGTAAGTTTGTAGCAGTACAAGCCGAGTGTGAATGGATCGTAGACAATTACATACATTATAAAACAAAACAACATAGAGATTGGCTCATTACAGAATTTGATAGCTTTTTTGAACACAATAAAGACTTATTAAAAAAATATTCGGCTCATATAGACACCAAGTCAATAGCAAGTCATACAATTAACAAAAACATTCACTAATACAATTTGTTTGGTCGGAGATCTTCGACCCTCCTTGAGAAAGTACAGGTAGTGCTGTGCCGACAGAACTGGAGTAGGAGGACCTATCCTCTATATACCGAGAGTGCAATCGACAAAGCGAACACTCAACAAGCCTACAACTATTTTGTCTTGATGTTATAGGATGTGCGTTGCCGAAGAATTGTTTACAAACATTATCTTCACTACAGGCCATAAACTTTACAGGGCAACCGGTAGGATACATTAGCAGTAAGGCTGTTTGTATTGGCAAAGACAACATGGATTGACAAGCATGGCAAGTCAATTTTGGTAGTGCTGAATAGCACTACCATGGACATCCTAGCGGCAAGTATAGTAAAAGACTTATAATTAAATAACTAAGTCCGAACGAAGTGAGAGACTTAGACGAACGTAGTTCGTCTCCTAGAAGAAAGGCATTTGAGACTTTTTAGTAGTTTCCAAATTACTTTCTATAATTTCATTTATAAGCAATCTCTCAGTTTGGCTAAGATTCATGATTTCCTCATAGGAAATACCACCTCTCATATACCAAGCCATGGTAAGAGCATTCTTTTTAATGCCCTTTATATCTTTTTCGTATTGTTCTACTAGCTTCTGAACAGCCTCAGGGTCAAGGCGTAGAAGCCTTAGCCGAAAAAATCGCTAGCGTTCAATGTAAACATTTGTTTGTAGTGGTGTTTACAATTTACACATTCTATATCAATGGGTTGTATTTCTGTTTTACTACGTAATTCACTGTTATGATTCAGCATTTTAGTATAGATATTTTTATCACAGTTTTCTAAAAAGTCTAAAATAAACGCAGTATTGTCAACTAAAACTTTTGGTGTTTGTATATAATCAATTGCCTTACTTAATATTTTCATAGTAAGCAATGTTACTTGTTTTATGATTTCATTTGTTTTAATGTTTTTTTGTTCAATATCCTCGACTGATTCTAATTGGGCAAATTTTCTTTGAATTTCAAATTGACCAATACTTGCTTCATTCATTTGTTTGTAGGTTATTGGTTTGAATTTAACTTTCAAATCATTAATCGTTAGTATTTGTTCGTAATCAGGTGCCTGCATTTGTTGTAATAAGGCAATTAAGTTGATACCATAACTACCTACATTTTCACAGCTAGGGCATGTTGATTCAATCTCAATTTCATTACCATTAGTTGCTGATTTAATAGCAATTAATATCGCATCCATGTCAATACTAATAATTTGAAATGGGTCAAGTATATTTGGAACACAACTTTTTACAATATCAGCAACAGCAGAACCGTTATACAATGCGTCAGGTGTTTTACTTGTGATTTCATCAATAGCAGTCATGGGGAAAACAGGCAATTCACCTGATTCAGGTAGATTTAAAACACCTGGTTGATAATGGCGACCACCACTAGGTAGTCTTAAAAATACGCTTGGACGACGAAAATATTGTTTAAGTGGGTTGTTATCCATGAGTTTCCTTTAAAAAAACATTGGTACGGTAACATAAATACTATAATATTTATTTGGACATTACAAATGCCTGAAATTTCTCAAGAAACATTAGATCAGTTAACAAGAACCCTGCAAGGTTTAACTGGTCAAGTCAACCTTAATACTGAGGGTTTGACATACGAACAAAAAGCTAGAATGGAAACTGTAAGGACTATGGAGGCACAAAAGGCTGCTATGAATCAGGCTGGCGGTGCGCTTAAGTCTTTTGGTAGTGCCATTATGGATACTACTAGCTCATTTAGCAAATATGAGGGTAGCATAAATCAATTTGGGCAAGCTATATCAACTGCTACTTCTTTATTCGGACCTTTGGGAAAAGCTATTGGTGCGGCATTATCAGCAATAACTCCAGTAGTTGGTGCTGTTTTAAAACAAACAGATAACTTAGTTAAAAGTTATGATGATTTAAGTAAACTAGGTGGGGCTGTAGGGTTATCAAGTAAAGAAATTTACAGTCTTGGAAAATCTGCTGATTTTACAAGTGGTACACTGAATATCTTTACAAAAGGTGTCAAAGAGTTTGGTCCCAATCTAAAACAACTAGGTGATAGTACAAGTCAAGGTGTCAAAGCTTTTACAAGTTTTGTAGCTGTGGGTGATGATCAACTTAGAAAATATAGACAATTAGGATTTTCGCAGCAAGATTTAATTGATGCTCAAACACAATATGCCAAACAGCAAGCAGAAGGTGGTGGGTTATTAGTTAAGACACCCAAAGAATTACAAAAAGCAAGTTTAGCTTATATTGATAACTTATTAGTTTTGTCAGAATTGACTGGTATTGAAGTAGCAAAGCAACAAGAAGCACAAAATTTTGCGATGTCACAAGAAAACTATAATGCTTATAGATTTAGTGAATTACAAAAGGCTGATGAATTAGAAAAACAAGGTAGAAAAGCTGAAGCAGATCAAATACGTGAGGTAGTAAAAAACAAAGATGAATTTGCTAGAATGGCAGCTAGTACAATGAGCGCAGCAAATGCCACTGCAGTGTTAGAAACCATATCAAATAAATCAGGAGCAGTTTACACAGAAAACAGTGCTAAATTAGCTATGGTAGGCATTGATATGGTAAAAATGAGTGGTAATTTAAACAAAGGAATAAATCAAACTGGAGAGTTATTAGGACAGCAGGCGAAAGCTGTAAAAAACTTTGATAAGGAATTTGGTGAAATGGCATTTGCTTATGGACCAGCAAGTAGGCAATTTCAGCAAGACATGGGCATGGATAATAAAATGCGTCAATCTGGCCTTATGTTTAAAAAACTTGAAACTGAAGAAGGTAAGAAACAATTTATAGCAGATATGGTAACCAAGCAAAAAGAATTGGAAGCTAGAAAAGAAGGTAATGACCAGTTATTGAAAAATAAAGCAGCATTAGAATCACTAGAACGTAGTGCCAGACAATTTGCTGATACTGTTATGGATAAAATTAATCCGTTTACAGGAAGTATAACAAACGCATCGCTAGCAGCAATAACTTTAGCGACGGCAGCAGGAGCTGCTAGTTTGGCATTAAGTGGCCTCGCACTAAAGGCAGGTGGTGCTGCTGCAGCAGGAGCAGCTGCAGCTGCAAGTAAAGGTGCTTCCTATGCAGGTAAAGCTGGAATGGCTGGCGCTGCGGCATTAGGAATAGGTATGGCTGCTGAAGCAGCACAATCTAAGTTAGGAGCGGAAACAACAGGTGGTAAAATGGCTGATGTAACAGGTACTGCTGCTCAGTTTGCTGCGATTGGCATGTTGGCCGGTCCTAAAGGAGCATTAGCAATGGGCGCAATAGGAGCTGGATACGGGCTCTATAAGAATTTTATGGCAGGTGATGAAATAGACAAAGTTTTATCATTTACAAGTAAATCGGGTAGTAGAGAAAACTTTATGGCTCTTGAGGATGATTTCAGAGCAAGAGTTATTGCTGCTGCTACAGAATATCATGCTGCTACTGGTAAAAAATTACAAATTAATAGTGCGTATCGTGATATGACTGATCAAATTAGATTGTGGGAAGAGTCTAAAGATAAAGGTAGACTTGGATTCACAGAATCAGGAATGCCAATTGCTAATCCATACACAGGTAAAAGCAAACATAATTTGGGTTTGGCAGTTGATATTCAACAAGGTAAGAGCGATCCTATAGCAATTCAAATGTTAAACAAACAAGGATTATCGCAAACTGTTGCTAATGATCCAGTACATTTCGCAATGCCTAAGGCAATGTTTGGCGCAGTTACGAACGGTCCAATGACTGGTTATCCTGTAGAACATCATGGGTTAGAAATCACAGCTCCTCTGAAAGCTGACAGTATACTAATGAAACTTGCTGAAACAACAAGCAATCAAGTAGAGGCAACTAGTAATGTAACCAATAATGTTACTGAAGTTAGTAGTCCACAACTTGAAGAACTATTAACTAAACTTGGTGAAAAAATGGATATGGTTGTTGACAGATTGAGTACATCAAATGATTACCAAGACAAGTTAGTAAAATATTCCATGGCTTGATACTAAATACATAACATTATGACATATAAGAAAAAATTCCTCAACAGAAGCGGTGTAAGCAGCCCCATTTCAGGCGGCAATAGTAACCAAGGTGCTTGGAACGGTAGTCCAGGACAAAATGGTATGCCAACTGGTGGTTATAACAATACTGAGTTTGGTTACAAAAATTATATGTCAAGACTTCCTGAAGTCTATACAGGACACCCAAATCGTATTGAAAGATATAATCAATATGAAATGATGGATGTTGATGCTGAAATAAATGCTTGTTTAGATATTATTTCAGAATTTTCAACACAAAGAAATGAACATAATAAAACTCCATTTAACTTTGAATGGAAAGACGATCCCACACCACATGAAGTTGATATGCTTAAAACACAACTACAACAATGGTGTAAATTAAATGAATTTGATAATCGTATATTTAAAATATTCCGTAATGTAGTAAAGTATGGAGATCAAGTATTCGTGCGTGATCCTGAAAACTTTAAACTATATTGGGTTGATATGGTTAAGGTTATTAAAGTTATTGTAAATGAAAGTGAAGGAAAGAAACCTGAACAATATGTAGTGAAAGATATTAATATTAATTTACAAAACTTAAGCGTAGCACAAAAGACTAATACAGACTTTGCTGCGAATCCAGCAACTGGCTTAGGTGGTACTGGTGGTGGAACAAATACACCATATACAGTTCCAGCTATGCCATACAATACATCAGGTAGTAGGTTCACATTGGGTCAAAGCGAAAGTGCGATTGATGCTAAACATATTGTTCATTTGAGTTTGACAGAGGGCTTAGATAGATTTTGGCCATTTGGACAAAGTATTTTAGAAAACATTTTTAAAGTATATAAACAAAAAGAATTGTTAGAAGATGCGGTATTGATTTATCGTGTTCAACGTGCTCCTGAGCGTAGAGTTTTTAAGATTGATGTAGGTAATATGCCAAGTCATATGGCTATGGCTTTTGTTGAACGTATTAAGAATGAAATACATCAAAGACGCATTCCAAGTTTATATGGGGGACAAAGTATTGTAGATGCTACATATAATCCACTTAGTATGAATGAAGATTATTTTTTCCCTGTTACTGCTGATGGTCGTGGTAGTGATGTTACTACATTAGCTGGTGGACAAAATCTTGGCGAAATTGATGATTTAAAATATTTTAATAATCGTTTAGCTCGTGGTTTGCGTGTTCCAAGTAGTTATTTACCAACTGGTCCAGATGATAATACCACACCACTAAGTGATGGTAGAGTTGGAACTGCCATGATTCAAGAATATCGTTTCAATCAATATTGTGAACGATTACAAAGTTATATGGCAATGAAGTTGGACGAAGAATTTAAATTGTTCTTGCGTTGGCGTGGTTTTAATATTGATCCAGGATTATTTAATTTAGCTTTTAATCCACCACAAAACTTTGCTGCTTACAGACAAAGTGAATTAGATACAGCAAGAGTAAGCACATTTGTTAGTATGGAAGCATTGCCATATATGAGTAAGCGTTTTGCTATGGAAAGATTCTTAGGGTTAACTGAAGAAGAAATTAGCAAAAATGAAAAGTTATGGCGTGAAGAAAACGGTAAAGAGGCTGTAGAAACAGTTCAAGGAAATGATTTGCGTAGTATAGGTGTTAGTGGCGGTGATATAGAGGCTGATATGGACGCAGGAGAAGAAATGAATGCTCCCGAAACTGAAGAAGGGGCAGGGTTAGAAACAGCAGGTCCTGTCGGTACTGAAACACCAGGCGCAGCGCCAGCACCAACAGCACCAACAGCAGCACCGGTAGCATAAATAAGATTATGAACTTATACGAAATGTTTGATCCACCGATAGCCGGTTACCAAGATGTTGACCAAGACAACAGTAAACCTATGTGGAAAATGAGTCGTAAGACAAAACTTACATTAAGACAACTAAGAAAATTAAGAAAAATGTTAGATGTAAGAAATTATGAAAAAACTCAGCACTTAAAAAAAGTTAAAGAACAATACGGCGCAAAGGCTGATCAAGGCGCAGCAGCACCTACTTTATAATATTTTTTTTGGCTAAAATACCATATCTATACAAAAAGTGTTAAAAATACATACATATAACACACTTTTTCATAATACCTAATAAATAATTATTACAAAGCCATTTCAACATCAGGAGAATTTTATAATGGATAACAAAAAATTTGAAACGCTTATTGATTTAATTATCAATGAGAATGAAGATCAGGCAAGACAATTATTTCACGAAATAATTGTTGAGAAGTCACGTGAGATTTATGAATCTATCATGGAAGAAGAAATGATGGATGAAACAACGCATGGTGGCATGGAAGAAGGTGATGAGATGGTTGGTGAAGTAGGCGATCTCATGGACGAAATCACTTCAGAAGAATCAGGCATGTATGAAGATGAAGATGAAGATGAAGATGAAGACATGGATTCAATGGACATCGAAGATGAAGAAGAAATTGAATTAGAGCCTTCTGATGACATGGATGGTGAAGAAGATATCGAAGACCGTGTTGTTGACCTAGAGGACAAAGTTGATGAGTTAGAAAGACTCATGGCTGAGTTTGAAGCAGAAATGGGCGGTGGTGACGATGACATGGGCGATATGGACGACATGGATGGTGAAGAGGGTGAAGAAGAGGAAGTAGATGTTGCTATGATGGAAAATGTTAACTTACAAAAAGTTAGTGTTACACATGGTGACAATGGTGCTTACACAAAAAGCCCAGGACTACAAAATAGTGGTCAAGCAGGAATGGACAGTAAACCAGTAAAGTTTAGTGGTGCTAGTGAAGCTGTTCCAACAAGTCCTAAAGCTCCAAGCAATGCTTACACAAAAGGTGAAACAAGTGTAAAAGGTGCTGGTAGTTTTAAGAATGCTCCAGGCAAAAACAATTTTGCTGAAAAAGGTGAGGGCACACCAAAGCCAGTAAGTAAAGACGGTGCTGCGGATAAGCACAGTCCAGTAGCTAAAGGTTAAGGAACTGAGAAAGAAATGGCTTTCTATCTCAAAGAAACTTTAACATTTGACCGAGCAGGAATGGTCGTGGAGAGTGTTAAAGAAGACGGCGACTTGAAGACCCTTTATATGAAGGGAATTTTTATACAAGGAGGTGTCAAGAACGCCAATGAGCGTGTTTACCCTGTATCTGAAATTGAAACTGCCGTTGATACACTTAACAAACAAATTAGCGAAGGTTACTCAGTATTAGGGGAAGTAGATCACCCAGACGATCTAAAGATTAACTTGGATCGTGTATCACATATGATAACAAGTATGTGGATGGACGGGCCAAATGGTTTCGGTAAACTTAAAATATTACCAACTCCAATGGGACAGTTAGTTCGTACCATGTTGGAAAGTGGTGTTAAATTAGGTGTATCTAGTCGTGGCAGTGGTAACGTCAATGATTTAGATGGCCGTGTCAGTGATTTTGAAATAATCACTGTGGATATTGTTGCTCAACCAAGCGCACCAAATGCGTATCCCAAAGCAATTTATGAAGGTGTTATGAATATGAAGTATGGTCATAAGGCATTAGAAATTGCTAAAGATGTGAAGGGCGACAAAAAAGTAGAAAAGTACTTGAAAGGGGAAGTAATGCGCCTGATCAAGGACCTCAAAATCAAATAAGGGGAATAAGCAATGTTTGATGCTATCAAACCATTACTTGAAAGCGGACTTATCAAAGAGGATATCGCCCAAGAATTAAACGAAGCTTGGGAAGGAAAACTTAATGAAGCCCGTGAACAAGTTCGTGCTGAATTACGTGAAGAATTCGCACAACGCTATGAGCATGATAGAAGCGTGATGGTTGAAGCCCTTGACAAGATGATTACAGAGAGTCTACAACAAGAGATAGCAGATTTTAATGATGAACGTAAATCACTAAGTGAAGAACGTGTTCAAGCGAAAATGCAAATGGTAGAACATGCTAAGAAGTTTAATGACTTTATGGTTACTAAATTAGCTGAAGAAATCAAAGAATTACGTACTGATAGAAAGCTACAAGTAGAGAACCAAGAGAAATTAGAAAAGTTTGTTGTACATGCTCTTGCTCGTGAAATCAAAGAATTTAGTATTGATAAGCGTGCAGTTGTAGAAGCAAAAGTTAAATTAGTAGCAGAAGGCAGACAAAAACTTGAGCAGTTAAAAGGTAAGTTTGTCAAAGAAAGCGCAACTAAACTTAACAACATTGTAACATCACACTTAAAGGGTGAATTATCACAACTTAAGGAAGATATTAAATTAGCTAGAGAAAATAACTTTGGTCGCAAACTCTTTGAAGCATTTGCTAGTGAGTTTAGTGTGACTTATCTAAACGATAAGGCAGAAACACGTAAACTTATGACACAATTACAAGAAAAAGAACAGCAATTAGCCGAAGCTACAAAAGTTGTAACTCAAGCTAAGAAGTTAGTAGAAAGTAAGGATCGTGAAGTACGCATTATTAAAGAGTCTGTGGAGAGAAAGAAGGTAATGGAAGGATTGTTATCTACTTTGAACAAAGAAAAGGCTCAGGTAATGAGTAGTTTACTAGAAAGCGTTCAGACACCAAAATTGAAAGTCGCTTTCGATAAGTATTTACCAGCAGTTCTTAACAATGGAATTCAATCAAAAGTTGTAGCAAAACAGCAACTTAGTGAGTCAAAAATTGTTACAGAAGTAACTGGTGATAAATCTGCCAAGGTTCAAGTTAAAGAAGAATTCGAAGGACGTGATAACGTCATCGATATTAAGCGTTTGGCAGGGCTTTAATTTATAGACATAATAGGAGATAATATAAATGTCAAAAGTTCTTTTAGAAAGCCGTTGGGACGAGACCAAAGATGCCCTGTTAGAAGGCTTAAAGGGCACACGCCGCTCAACAATGGGTGTAATTTTAGAAAACACCCGTAGAGCACTACTCCAAGAAAGTAGTGCAGGTACTACAACAGCTGGTAATATCGCAACATTAAATCGTGTGATTCTTCCAGTAATCCGTCGTGTAATGCCAACAGTTATCGCTAATGAGTTGGTAGGTGTTCAGCCAATGACTGGCCCAGTTGGTCAAATTCATACACTACGTGTTCGTTATGCTCAGTCATTGACTGATAATAGCGCAGCAGCAACATCAGTTACAGCTGGTGAGGAAGCATTGAGCCCATTCAAAATTGCACAGGCATACTCACGTACTCCTTCAGGTACTAGCACAACCACTAGCTACACAGCTAATGATACAGCAAGTCTAGAAGGTAACGGTGGTAAGCAAATTTCTGTACAAATCTTACGTCAGGCTGTTGAAGCTAAATCACGTAAGTTACAAGCACGTTGGACATTTGAAGCAGCACAAGATGCTCAAAGTCAACATGGTATCGACGTTGAAGCAGAAATCATGGCAGCACTAGCACAAGAAATTACTGCTGAAATTGATCAGGAAATCTTGTTATCATTGTCAACATTAGCATCAACAGAGTTTACATATAACCAAGCAACAGTATCAGGTACAGCTACTTACGTTGGTGATGAACATGCTGCTCTAGCAGTTCTAATTAATCGTGTTGCTAATTTGATTGCTCAACGTACCCGTCGTGGTGCTGGTAACTTTGCAGTTGTTAGTCCAGCAACATTGACTGTTTTACAGTCAGCAACAACATCAGCATTCGCACGTACAACAGAAGGTACGTTCGAAGCACCAACAAATACAAAATTCGTTGGTACATTGAACGGCGCAATGCGTGTATTCGTAAACAGCTACGCTCCAGATACACAACCAGTATTGGTTGGATATAAGGGTTCAAGCGAAACTGACGCAGCAGCATTTTACTGCCCATATATTCCATTAATGAGCAGCGGTGTTGTTCTAGATCCAACAACATTCGAACCAGTAGTTAGCTTTATGACACGTTACGGCTACATTGAGCTTACGAACACCGCAAGTTCGTTTGGGAATGCCGCTGACTACGTTGGAGAGATTGCGGTCCAAAACCTTACATTTCAATAAAATCAAGTACTTACAAGATTTTTTGAAAGTAATTTCACAAACAAAATTGGGCACTTCGGTGCCCTTTTTTATTGCTATTTTAAAATATACATATATAATTAAACGCAGCAGACTATAAATAATAGTATGAAACACTTTATATACAAAACAACTCATAAAAACGGCAAATACTATGTTGGTAGACATAGCACCACAAATATTGAAGATGGATATATTGGATCAGGAGAATGGCCTTTATCTATAAAGGATAAGTCAACCTTAACTAGAGAAATATTAGAATACGCAAATAATGAAGATGAACTTATACAACTAGAGGGAAAATATTTAGCAGAACATTACGGAAAACCAAACTGTATGAATAGAACTAATGATCCAATTGGATTTAGTTCAACAAATAACCCTATGAAAAATCCAAAAAGTGTTGCTAAAATATCAGGAGAAAATCATTGGTCTAAAAAAGATCCTGAAAAATACAAAAAAAAATTGTCAGGACAAGCTCATTGGATGAATAAAGATTATGAAGCAAAAGAAAGATTTTTAGAAAATCATCCAAACAAAGATGGAAGGAATGCTAAAATAGCATATGAACGAGGTAATCACAATTCAATCAATAACAATCCAAGCACTATGAATAGTAAAAACGGAACACATCATTGGCAGAATGGAAAAGCTCCTAATTATCAAGGTAAACTGAATAAGAAATTAATTGAAGAAGGTCGCCATAATTTTTTAGGACCTGAAACAAATCAGAAACGAATTAATGAAGGAACGCATAACTTTTTAGGATCAGACAGTAATTTGAAAAGATTACAAGAAGGAAGGCATCCTAGTCAACAAAAACAAACTTGTGAATATTGTAGTAAAACATCAAGCATTGGAATGTATAAAAGATGGCACGGAGTTAAATGTAAAGAAAGGAATAAAAAATGAATTCAAGACAATATGAAAAAATGCGTAATCAACAATTACAAGAAACAATGGAAAGAGCAGGCATTACAGAATATAAATCTGTTTGTTTAAGTGCAGACCAACAAGAATATGAGGTAGAATTAGTAGATGGAACTATTGTAATTGTTCCAAGTGGCTTACCTTATCATTATGATTGATAAATAATATTATCTCACTCGGGTTGGAAGGCAATTAAGCGCACTTTATGTGCGCTTTTTTGTGGCTAAATAAAATATGATTGAAATCTTATACACCCTTATAGCCACTCATATAACAATTATTTGTGTAACATTATTTTTACATCGTGGACAGGCACATAGAGCCATAGAGTTTCATCCAATATTAAGTCATTTTATGAGGTTTTGGTTATGGCTAACAACCGGTATGGTCACAAAGGAATGGGTAGCAGTACATCGTAAGCATCATCGTTATTGTGAACGTGAAGGTGATCCACATAGTCCACACGTATATGGTATCATAAATGTATTGTTTCGTGGTGCTTGGTTATATGCTATTGCTACTAAAGATACAAAAATGATACAACAATATGGAGTTGGTACTCCTGACGATTGGATAGAACGCAAGTTATACAGTAGATATACATTACATGGTGTATTTTTGTTATTAATTATTAATACGTTATTATTTAAAGGTTGGGGTATACTAATATGGTTAATACAAATGGCTTGGATACCGTTTTGGGCAGCAGGAGTTATCAATGGATTAGGACATTGGTTGGGTTATAGAAATACTGATACGAAAGATAAATCACGAAATATTATTCCATTTGGTTTTATAATAGGTGGAGAAGAATTACATAACAATCATCATGAAAATCCAGCAAGTCCAAAATTAAGTAGTCGTTGGTTTGAGATAGATATTGGCTACAAGTATTTGAAATTATTTGAATTGCTTAAATTAGCAACGATTAAAGAGTCAAGTCAGTATCAACAGTAATATCATAGATTGACTTTTTATTAAGTCTTAGTTGTTTATTGTGTAGTCTGCTACAATTAGCACAATATGTTTTACAGTTTTTTTTGTCTTTGTTTGATTTGTCTCCATCTATATAAATCAAATCAAGCTGACATTTATCAGTAGGTATAAATCCACACTTGTCACATTTATTCTTTTTGTGAAGTAAGTATCCATACTTTTTATCATAGGTTGCTTTAGCACAACTACTACAATATTTGTGCCATTTAGTAAAACCATGAATACTTTTTCCATTGGGTTTCGCTAATGAAATTTTACAAAGCTCACACAGTTTTCTTGTAGGTTGTTGAATTAGCATAACTTATTTATAGGAAAAAAGACATTGTTAGTGACTTATTCCGAATATTTATGGGCATATGTAGCATAAATATAAGATAAGGAAATATGTCTATGTCAGCGGATCAATTTAACAGCGCAGGTGGTTATTCAGCAGGAATCCCACCAGTTCCAGTTGTAGATAGTAATGGTAATGTTGTTACTAATGTTAATACGACGGGTAATGTTACAGCCAATAATATCTACGGAAACAATTATTATTTTGCCAATGGTCAACCCTTTGCGAGTGATCCAGCTGGTAGCAATACTCAAGTTCAATTTAATGACAGTGGTGAATTTGGGGCAAGTGCTAATTTAACGTTTAATAAAACAACCAATACGTTAACAACAGGTAGTTTAGTTGTTGTCGGTGATACAAATTTAGGTGATGTTGCTAATGTAACAATTACTGGTGGTAGCAATGGTTATGTGTTGACAACAGATGGAGTTGGTAATTTAAGTTGGTCATTTAGTAGTAGCACACAAGGATTACAGGGATTACAAGGATTACAGGGACAATTAGGATTACAAGGTACGCAGGGTATATCAGGAGCATATGCTGGTCAGGGTATTCAAGGTACACAAGGTATTCAAGGTGATTTAGGTTTTCAGGGAACACAAGGGTTACAGGGTTTAGATGGAGCCTATGCTGGTCAAGGTGTACAGGGCCCAACTGGTATACAAGGTAATCAAGGAACACAGGGTAATCAAGGACTTCAGGGCAATACAGGTATACAAGGTCGTCAAGGAACACAGGGATTACAAGGACAACGTGGGTTACAAGGACTACAAGGATTACAAGGCCGTCAAGGTGTTCAAGGAACAATTGGAACACAAGGTACAACTGGTAGTCAAGGAGTTCAAGGTGTACAAGGATCACAAGGTGTACAAGGTACAGAAGGCAATCAAGGTATACAAGGTTTAGACGGAGCATTTGCTGGTCAAGGTGTACAAGGTATTCAAGGTTTACAAGGTCCAGCAAGCTTTCAAGGTACACAGGGCTTACAAGGTGAGCGAGGTATTGGTGGGTTTCAAGGTTTACAGGGTATACAAGGTACAGGTGTTCAAGGAACACAAGGTTCTCAAGGGACAAAAGGTATACAGGGTAATACGGGTATTCAAGGAACTACTGGTACACAGGGTATACAAGGCAGTCAAGGAACTCAAGGAACTCAAGGTGTACAAGGTAATACAGGTATACAAGGTTTAATAGGTAATCAAGGTACACAAGGTGTACAAGGTCTAGATGGAGCCTATGCTGCTCAAGGTATACAAGGTTCACAGGGTTTACAAGGTCCAGCAAGCTTTCAAGGCACACAGGGCTTACAAGGTGAGCGCGGTATTGGAGGGTTTCAAGGTTTACAAGGTTTACAAGGTACAGGTGTTCAAGGAACACAAGGTTCTCAGGGGACAAAAGGTATACAGGGCAATACGGGTATCCAAGGAACTACTGGTACACAGGGTATACAAGGCAGTCAAGGAACTCAAGGAACTCAAGGTGTACAAGGTAATACAGGTATACAAGGTGTTCAAGGAACACAAGGTATTCAGGGGACACAAGGTAGTCAAGGAGTTCAGGGAACTCAAGGGACACAAGGTGTTCAAGGTACACAAGGTATTCAGGGGACACAAGGTAGTCAAGGAGTTCAGGGAACTCAAGGGACACAAGGTGTTCAAGGTACACAAGGTACACAAGGTACACAAGGAGTTCAAGGTATTCAAGGTGTTTTAGGTATACAGGGTATTCAGGGCGTTCAAGGAACACAGGGTATACAAGGTCTAGATGGCGCATATGCTGCTCAAGGTATTCAGGGACTACAGGGTATACAAGGTATATTAGGAACACAAGGGTCACAGGGTTTACAAGGACTACAAGGACAAAAAGGTAATCAAGGCGGTGTCCTTTATAATTTTAGTAACAATACAGTTGTCGCTGATCCTGGTCTAGGCTTTTTTAGATTTAATAATTCTGTTATAAACTCAGTATCAATTATTTCTATTGATGACTTTAGCAAGTCAGGCATAAACGTAACAAGTTGGATAGATTCATGGGATAATCCAAGTAGTAATGTAAAAGGATACTTAACATTTACGAGTACAGATGTGAATAATACATTTTGTATATTTGCTGTAGGATCTGTAGATGATAATGTTGGTTGGTCAGAAGTCAATGTTTCATACGTTAGCGGTGTTATGCCAAGCAATGACGAAGAAATGACTATACAGTGGAGCAGAACAGGGGACAGAGGTTTACAGGGAATACAAGGATTGCAGGGTAGTCAAGGTACTCAAGGATTGTTGGGATTTCAAGGAACACAGGGTATACAAGGACTACAGGGTACACAAGGTACACAAGGAACACAAGGGACACAAGGCACTCAAGGACTACAAGGCACTCAAGGACTACAAGGCACTCAAGGTACTCAAGGAGCACAAGGTGTACAAGGAGTACAAGGCATTCAGGGTATTCAGGGCTTTATGGGATATGAAGGTCTTCAAGGTATTGAAGGCATGCAGGGTACACAGGGCATTCAAGGTATACAAGGTATACAAGGATTAGACGGAGCGTTTGCAGGTCAAGGTGTACAGGGTATACAGGGTGTACAAGGGCCTCAAGGTATACAAGGTCTTGACGGGGCATTTGCTGCTCAAGGTATTCAAGGGGTTCAGGGAGCGCAAGGACTACAAGGGGTACAAGGTGCTCAGGGAACTCAAGGTACACAAGGTGTTCAGGGTGTTCAGGGTGTTCAGGGCAATCAAGGAGTTCAAGGAGTTCAAGGCAATCAAGGCACACAGGGTGTTCAGGGTGTACAAGGCAATCAGGGTGTTCAAGGTGTACAAGGCAATCAGGGTGTTCAAGGCTTAGACGGAGCATATGCAGCTCAAGGTGTTCAAGGTCGTCAAGGTGTTCAAGGTTTATTGGGTAATCAAGGTGTACAAGGTCTAGCAGGAGCGTTTGCGGCACAAGGTATTCAAGGCTTACAAGGTCCAAGTGCTGCTATCGGTGGCAGTAATACACAAGTTCAATATAATAATGAAAGTAATTTGGCAGGTTCTAGTGCGTTCACATTTGATAATATAACAAATACATTAAGTGTTACAAATATCGCAGGCAATTTAACAACCAGTGCTCAGCCAAATATCACAAGTATTGGAACCTTAACTGTTTTAGACGTAACAGGTAATGTTACATCAGGTAATGTTTATGCCAATTCAGGTACTATTGGTGCTAGCTTATTGACTGGCACACTTACTACTTCTAGTCAACCAAATATAACTAGCGTAGGTACTTTAGCATCATTAGATGTAACAGCAAATATCACAGCAGGAAATATATTCGCAAACAGTGGAAATATTGGCGCTAATAATTTTGTCGGTAAATTAGCCAATGGCACAAGTAATATTAATATACCTACAGCAGATGGCAATGTAACAATTAGTGTTTCAGGTAACGGGAATATTGTAACAGTAACAGGTTCAAACATTTTTGTAACAGGTAATGTTATTCCGACTGCTAATAATATCTATAGTTTAGGTAAAGATGATTTAGTTTGGAAAGATTTATTTGTTTCACAAAATACAATCTTTGTGGGTAACGCAAGTATTTCAAGTCCTGATGGAAACAATATCCAATTAAGCTCACCAGAAGGCGCAGGTATCACAATTGGTAGCACTGTTGAAATTAGTGGCTTAAGTGCTAACACATTAACAGTTGCTGGTACAGGAAATGCTGCTCGTTTAGAATTCTTCGGTGATGGTAGTGTTGTCAATAGTACAGTAACAACAAATACTGCTGCTATGATTTTTAGTGACTTTGGTGGTGTAAAAGATATTGCGTACACTAGATCAGATGGAACATTAGCAAGTCCAACTCCATTAGCTAACAATTCTTCTATCGGACGAATGAAGTTTTATGCGTTTACAGGAAATAATTATTATGCATTAGCAGGACAAATGATATTCACAGCAACTAGTGCTGCTAATTTATTATTTCAACCTCCAGGAGTACCTTTCACTCCAGGATCATTTACTGTAATTATTGGCAATCCTTCAGGTAACACTACTGTAGCTGCTAATGCTAGCTCACAAAATCAATTTCAGTTCGATCAAAATGCTAGAGTAACTATTACACAAGGAGCAGGAACTTCAACTCCTCCTGGTATTAACTATGTTGGTCATAGCAATACAGCAAGTCAAGGTGGATTTTGGTCTATTGATAGACGTAGAGGATCAAGAGCAGGTGCTAGTGCTGTACAAGCAAGCGACACCATTGGTACAATTAACTTTTTAGCATATAATGGGGCATCAAGTCGTGTTGGCGCAATTATAAAAGCATCCGTTACTAGTAATGCTACAATAACAGCAGGTCAAAATATTGCCACTGACGTTGAAGTTACTACAATTGTTGGTAATATCAATTTAACACCACTAACAACAGCCAATGCTATTCTTACAACAGGTAATGTTTATATTGGTAGAAATGCTGGTCAAGCTGGTTTAGTTGCTGATAGATTACATAGTAACGTATTATATGCTACACAAGGTATTCAAGCATTACAAGGAACATTTACTGGTAATCTAAATGCTAATAATATCTTTAGCACACAAACAATACAAGGTTTACAAGGTGTATTCACTGAAAATGTAGCAGCAAATAATGTATTTGCGACACAAACTATACAGGGTATTCAGGGTATATTCAGTGGAAACGTGACTGCTAGTTATTACTTTGGAAATGGTAGTCAACTTACAGGAGTTGGATCTGCCGAATCTATAGTTAATGGAAACACATCTGTCACTATCCCAGTAGTTGATGGTAATGTACAGGTAAATATCGACGGAGTACAAAACGTTGCTGTGTTTAGTACACAAGGTATTAATGTCGGTGGAGCAGGCAATGTTACAGCTACATATTTCATAGGTAGTGCTCAATACTTAACAGATTTAGGAGGTAATTTACAAGGACCGCAAGGTATTCAGGGTATTCAAGGATTTCAAGGCCTACAAGGAACAACTGGAACTCAAGGAACGCAAGGAGTTCAGGGAGTTCAAGGTTCGTTTGGTCTCCAAGGTACACAAGGCACACAAGGCACACAAGGAACAACAGGTTCACAGGGTGTACAAGGAACGCAGGGATTACAGGGTGATTTAGGTTTACAAGGTGTTCAAGGCAGTCAGGGTGTTCAGGGTAGTCAAGGTACACAGGGTTCATTGGGACTTCAGGGCAGTCAGGGCACACAAGGAGCAACAGGTTCACAGGGCGTACAAGGAACACAGGGATTACAGGGTGATTTAGGTTTACAAGGTACACAAGGTGTTCAAGGTGTTCAAGGTGTTCAAGGTGTTCAAGGGTTATTGGGTATACAAGGGACACAGGGATTACAAGGTCTACAGGGATCTCAGGGTATACAAGGCGTACAAGGATTACAAGGATCTTTAGGTATTCAGGGTATTCAAGGCATTCAAGGAGCCCAAGGAACTATAGGTACTCAAGGAACACAAGGAACACAAGGAATTCAAGGTACTCAAGGAGCATTGGGAGCACAAGGTGTTCAAGGAATTCAGGGTATCTTGGGTCTACAAGGGGCGCAAGGTACACAAGGCACACAAGGCATTCAAGGAACTCAAGGAACTCAGGGTATACAAGGATCATTAGGTATTCAGGGTACACAAGGAACACAGGGCATACAAGGAACACAAGGTGTTCAAGGAATTCAGGGTATACAAGGTACTTTTGGTATACAGGGTATACAGGGCAGTCAAGGAACTCAAGGTGTTCAGGGCACACAAGGGCTTCAAGGTACTTTTGGTATACAGGGTATACAGGGCAGTCAAGGAATTCAAGGAGTTCAAGGAACACAAGGTATTCAAGGTGATCAAGGCTTTCAAGGGATACAAGGACTTCAAGGAACTCAAGGTATACAGGGATTACAGGGATCATTGGGTATTCAAGGCACACAAGGGGTTCAAGGTGTACAAGGCAGTCAAGGAACACAAGGACTACAAGGCACACAAGGACTACAAGGCACAATTGGTATACAAGGAACACAAGGAGTACAAGGTGTTCAGGGATTACAAGGACTTCAAGGTACTTTTGGTATACAGGGTGTACAGGGCAGTCAAGGAATTCAAGGAGTTCAAGGAACACAAGGTATTCAAGGTGATCAGGGCTTTCAAGGGATACAAGGACTTCAAGGAACACAAGGAGTACAAGGAGTACAAGGATTACAGGGGTCATTGGGTATTCAAGGTACACAAGGACTACAAGGACTACAGGGATTACAGGGTACACAAGGAGCACAAGGAGTTCAAGGAAGTCAAGGTATACAAGGCCTTCAAGGCACACAGGGTACACAAGGAGTTCAAGGTACACAAGGAATTCAAGGTACGCAAGGTATTTTAGGTATTCAGGGATTACAGGGAGTTCAAGGGACACAAGGCACACAAGGTATTCAAGGAACTCAAGGTATTTTAGGTATTCAGGGATTACAGGGATTACAGGGAGTTCAAGGGACACAAGGCACACAGGGCGTACAAGGCGTACAAGGTGTACAGGGTGTTCAAGGAACACAAGGTACACAAGGTACACAAGGAGTTCAAGGAACTCAGGGATTACAAGGTGTTCAAGGAATACAAGGTATACAAGGACTACAGGGTATACAAGGAACACAAGGCGTTCAAGGAACACAAGGACTACAAGGACTACAAGGACTACAGGGTACACAAGGAGCACAAGGTGTCCAAGGAGCACAAGGTGTCCAGGGAGCACAAGGTGTCCAGGGAGTACAGGGTGTTCAAGGTCTTCAGGGTCTTCAAGGCACACAGGGTATTCAAGGTACTCAAGGAGTTCAAGGAACACAAGGAACGCAAGGGCTACAGGGACTACAAGGAACACAAGGAGTTCAGGGTGTTCAGGGGTTACAAGGAATACTTGGAATACAAGGGACTCAAGGGGTTCAAGGACTACAGGGGACTCAAGGACTACAGGGATTACAGGGACTACAGGGACTACAAGGTACACAGGGTATTGTAGGTAGTCCACAAGCTTGGACATTAATTACAAGTAATACTAATGCTGTTAACGGTGGACGATATATTGCTAACACATCAACTGGTTCATTTACATTAACACTACCAGCAACACCCACAGTAGGTTACTTGGTACAAGTTGCTGATGGCATGTATCCAACTGGATGGGACGTAAACAATCTCATTGTAAATGGTAATGGAGAAACAATCGCTAATCAAGTAGGTGATTTATACTTAAATGTGGCAGGTGTATTAGTTGAGTTATTGTATGATGGTACTACTTGGTTAGTTCAGGCAACATTAGGCCCAGCTGGATTACAGGGTACACAGGGTATACAAGGTCGACAAGGTGTTCAGGGTGTACAAGGTGTTCAGGGTGTACAAGGTTTATTGGGTATTCAAGGAGCACAAGGATTACAAGGAACACAGGGTATACAAGGTCGACAAGGTGTTCAGGGTGTACAAGGTTTATTGGGTATTCAAGGAGCAGAAGGATTACAAGGAACACAGGGTGTTCAAGGACTTCAGGGATTACAAGGAGTTCAAGGAGTTCAAGGCATACAAGGGATAGTCGGAAGCCCTCAAGCATGGACAGTAATAACTAGTAATACTAATGCTGTTAACGGTGGACGTTATATTGCTAACACATCAACGGGAGCATTTACTTTAACACTGCCTGCTACTCCCGCAGTTGGCTATTTGGTACAAGTAACAGATGGAATGTATCCAACTGGTTGGGATGTAAACAATCTTACTGTTAATGGTAATGGAGAAACTATTGCTGATCAAGTAGGTGATCT